GTCTAGACTCCAGCGCCTTTGGACATGGATGCTAGAATACCTAAGGTACGATCCAGTACACGATCATTTAGCTCAGAGTGTAGACCGAGCAGACTATGTTGCTCGATTCAAAAATCTTAGATACAAGGGTCTACTATGAAAAAATTCTGGGAAAAGTTTCTAGAATTTTGTAATGACATTGGTACAGCCCGAGCTGCTACCATAGCTACAAGAAGCGGTAAAATCGACCTGGCCAAAGAAATAATGACCAAAAAGGGCAATAAAAATGCTTAACTGGTGGCCAGTAACCGATGAAGAATGGGAGCGTCTTAACTATCCTGAACGATTCCTGTAGTTCTGGGGGCGAAAGCCCCCTTTTTATTTGGAGAAATTATGATTAAAATCTTAAAACTTGTGACTGGTGAAGAAATAATTGCAGATGCTGTTAGGTCAGATACTGATTGGATTCTTAAATCCCCAGCAGTAATCCAACTCATGTCCAGTAGAACTGATCCTAATCAGATCATGATAGGGCTATTGCCATATGCTCAGTATACTCAGGGGCACAACATTGTTGTACCTTTAAACTTTGTTATCTGGTCTGAAAACCCTGTAGACGAACTATATAATCAGTATAATAGTATGTTTGGATCAGGTATTCAGCTGGCATGAAACTAGACATAGTTCTTAAGTGGCTGGCTACAGCAATGCTCATAGCTGGTGCTGCTTTGACCAGTGGTTCCTGGTTGTATCCTATAAATGTTGTCTTATTTTTATTGGGTAATTTATTCTGGGCCTGGGTCGGATTTATCTGGAAAGAATATAGTTTAATTGTTTTGAATGTAGTCATTACCATAATCTATGTAATTGGTTTGACCATAAAATACTGGAGTGCATATGCAACGAACAGCTAGAGTCGACAGTAGAAAAAGTGTTGTTAAAAAACGTACCAAGTCCGGTGGACAGGTCCGAAAAAGTAGCATGAGCAAACATGAGAAACGAAGCTACAAGCCCTACAGAGGTCAGGGCCGATAGAAATATTAAGTTTCTGTTAAGATTGACCAAACGGTTCTGGGTTTCATGAGATAAAAACTTAAATATTAGTATACCTTTAATAATAGGAGAAAGCATGCACCTAGAAACTGAAAATACATCCTTTAATTCACATATCAGTGATGTGATCAAAGAGATGATAGGCAATCCGAATCGCCGAAGTTTCCTAAAAGGAAGTTCGGCTTTTTTAACGGCTGCAACAGGTGCCACATTGGCAGGTTGTGCAAGTGGGGATGATGATGTTTTTACTCGTCCCACAGCCTTAACTTTTGAAGCAGTTCCTAAGAACACTTTAGATCGGGTAACACTACCCCCAGGTTATCAATTCACAGTGCTACACGGCACTGGTGACCGTTTAGTAAGTTCAATTCCTGCTTATTCAAACAAAGGTACAGAAACCGATGACTGGAGCCAGCGAGTAGGCGATCATCACGATGGTATTGAATTATTTCACTTAGACAGTGCTGGCAAATATACTAAAAATATGACTGACCGTGCTCTACTGTGTATGAACCATGAAAGTTCAGCAGACGCACATTTCTTTCATCCTAACGGACAGACCAGTAATGGCGTCAGTGGAAAGAAATATGATCAATTTGGTCAATGGGACATGGGCACACGCCCAGGATTAGAAGCACTTAAAGAAATCAATCACCATGGTGTTAGCATTGTAGAGATCAATCGAGGCAGCACTGGTTGGACCTACAAGTTAGATAGTGCCTTCAATCGTAGAATAACCCCACAAACTGTTTGTCGTGTGGCAGGACCAGCACCAGAACTAAACAGTATCAAGGCCTTGTTTACTACACGATTTGACACCACTGGTGCTACTGCTCGCGGCACACTAAATAACTGCGGCACAGGATATACTCCTTGGGGAACGTTTTTAACCTGTGAAGAAAACTGGGCTACCTATTTTGCCATGCCCAAGGGCAGTCAAGCACCAGATGCCCGTATGACGCAGACCAGAGCAAGATATGGTGTTCGTAACTCGGCAACTGCGGCCACTGCTACAACTAGTAATACGCAGGGATGGCACACTGTAACTGATCAGCCAGATACAAATTTTAGATTTAGTCGTTGGGATGTCAGCATTAAAGGTGCTACAGAGCGTGACGACTTCCGTAACGAACCACAGACCTTCGGATATATTGTTGAGATTGATCCTACCCAGCCAAACAGTCAACCTGTTAAACGAGTGGCCATGGGAAGGACTGCTCACGAGGCCTGTGTGTTCGGCAAGTTGGAAGCAGGCAAGCCAGTTACATTTTACATGGGTTGTGACAGTCGCAATGAGTACATTTACAAATGGGTGAGCACAAAAACTTGGGATCCTGCTGATTTCGGTGGCGGCACTGCTGCTGGCGACAAGTATCTCAATGATGGTAAATTGTATGTGGCCAAGTTCGCTGCTGATGGCACAGGCATGTGGTTAGAACTTTCAATCACTAATCCTGCTATTGCTAACTATGCAACATTCAAGTTTAACAATCAAGCAGAAATTTATGTGTTCACAAGATTGGCGGCTGATGCTGTAGGTGCTACAAAAATGGATCGTCCTGAGTGGGGTGCTGTGAATCCTGCCAATGGCGAAATTTATTTCGCACTTACAAATAATAATTCTACAAACAGAAATCCAAATACCACTGACGCAGCCAACCCAAGAAGTTATGCTGATCCAGATGGAAAAATGGGTTCAGGCAATCCTAACGGACATATTATTCGTTTTAAGGAAAGTTCAACAGGACTAACATTCCAGTTTGATATTTTCTTGTTCGGTTCTGAAGAAGACAACGCTGCCAGTAACATCAGTAAACTCACTGCTAAAAACTCATTCAGTAGCCCAGATGGTTTATGGTTCAGCAAGGCCACTGGTCTATGCTGGATTCAAACCGATGACGGTGCTTACACAGATGAAGTTCATTGTATGTTATTGGTTGCTATTCCAGGACAAGTTGGTGATGGTAAGGCTGTAACAGTTACCAATACCCTAAGTGGTGCTACTAAAGATCAGGCAACATTTGTTGGTGCCGAATTAGGTGAAACAAAGTTGCGTAGATTCTTAACAGGTCCAGCAGGTTGTGAAATAACCGGTATTGCTGAATCCGCAGATGGTAGAACCATATTTGTCAATGTTCAACATCCTGGCGAAAACACTACCGCAGCCTTTTGGACAGGCACAGCGCCTGAAAGCCAATGGCCTGGTAACGCTGGTTATGGAGTAACAGGTCGTCCTCGTTCTGCTACCTTGGTAATCACAAAGGTTGACGGCGGATTAATTGGAGTATAATATGAAAAAACTATTAGCTATTTTACTTTTCCCTTTACTTTCTTTAAGCGCTAATGCAGCAGAAATAACTGGCGCTGGTGCTACATTTCCCTATCCTATCTATGCCAAATGGGCCGAAGCATACAATAAGGCCACAGGCAACACTCTAAACTATCAAAGCATCGGAAGCAGTGGTGGTATCCGTCAAATCAATAATAAGACTGTGACATTCGGAGCTAGTGATGCTCCAGTAAAAGGAGAAGATCTTGACAAATTGGGACAAATTCAATTCCCTGCTATCATCGGTGGTACAGTGCCTGTTATCAATCTTGATGGCTTCAAGGCAGGTGAACTTAGAATTACAGGACCTGTGCTTGCCGAAGTGTTCATGGGAAACATAACCAAGTGGAACGATGCAAAACTCCAAGCATTAAATCCAGGCAAAAAATTACCAGACATGAATATCACAGTGGTTCATCGTGCTGATGGTTCAGGAACCACATTCAACTGGACTGACTACCTTACTGTGATCAGCCCAGAGTGGGAAAAGCGTGTGGGCCGTGGTGCTGCTGTAAAATGGCCTGCTACCAGTTCAGTTGGTGGTAAAGGTAACGAAGGTGTGGCAGCAAATGTAAATAGAATCAAAGGCAGCATAGGTTATGTAGAATATGCCTATGTTAAGAAGAACCTAATGAATTACATGTTGTTACAAAATCGGGCCGGTAACTTTGTTGCCCCAGATGATCTAACTTTCGCAGCAGCTGCTGCAGGTGCAGACTGGTTCAGCGTGCCAGGCATGGGGCTGAGTATCGTAAATCAGGGAGGCAAAGATACCTGGCCTGTGACAACAGCCAGCTTTATCATCATGTACAAAGACCCTGCGGATAAGAAGGCTAGTCAAGAAGTAATAAAATTCTTTGATTGGGCATTCAAGAACGGTGCTAAGTTAAGCGCAGAACTTGATTATGTTCATTTGCCCGAGAGCCTGCAAAGTCAAATTAGATCTAAGGTCTGGAGCCAAATCAAACACTAATGGCCAAACCCAGAATAGCTATCTTTATACATCATCCTGAATGCAGTGTGCAATGTGCTCATGGAATCATTAGAGCACTTAGCCCTGCATTCGATATAGATTGTTTCAGTAAAGACCAAATTTCCGATAAGTTTTTTACCAAACACGACATCATAGCTTTTCCTGGTGGCATTGGTGACAGTGATAGCTGGCATAGGATCTGTGAATCTACAGCACCAGTTATCAGAAATCAAATTGCTCGGGGCAAACGATATCTGGGTATCTGCATGGGAGCCTATTGGGCTGGTCCTTTGTATTTTAATCTTCTGGAGCAAATAAATCCAGTACAATACATAAAAAGGCCCAAAGCTGAAATACAGCGAAGCTATGGTACTGTAGCCAGCATAAACTGGGCCGGTAACTTGGAAAACATGTTCTTTTATGATGGTTGCGCATTCGACGTCAGTACTTCTAATTATAGCGCCTGGGCTACTTATGCCAACGGTGACATAGCTGCTCTTAGACAAAACAACATAGGCTGCATAGGACCGCATCCCGAAAGTGATATCTATTGGTACAGTAAAAAATTCTTGGCTAAACACTGGCATGAATACCGACACCATGAAATTCTATTAAACTTTACCAAAGCACTTTTAGACGCATGATGGGTATCTATTACTTTGCACTGGTAGTCATAG